CACCCCTTGCAAGAGTTTGCTGTTAATGTAGTCGACGAGTCTAACATTGACGCTGACTTTGCAATGCCTATAGTCGACGAGTGATTGTTGACCACTAAAGTATAAAAGGTTATAATTCCAGAGTAAAAAAATTAAAAGATCATGGAGTTTAATTATGATATTGGTTGATTTAAACCAAGTAATGATTTCCAACCTGATGGTTCAGATAGGAGGTCAAAAAGATATTGAGTTAGATGAAGACTTGTTCCGACATATGATACTCAATAGCGTACGATCAATTCGAACAAAGTTCGGTAATAAGTATGGCGAATTAGTCATATGTTGTGATGACAGAAATTTCTGGCGCCGTCAAAGATTTCCCTATTACAAGGCTAATCGCAAGAAGTATAGAGAACAGTCTAGTATAGATTGGTCTTCTGTATTTAATATTTTAAATAAGGTTAGAGATGAATTCAAAGAATACTTTCCTTACAAAGTAATACAGATCGATACAGCAGAAGCTGATGATATAATTGGTACATTAGCTCATTATATAAACATCAACTCTGACAGTAAAACATTGATATTAATATTGTCTGGTGATAAGGATTTTATTCAGTTACACAAATTCAAAAAAGTTACACAATATGATCCTGTGCAAAAACGTTGGGTGAAGCATAACGATCCTCATAAGTACTTAATAGAGCATATTGCTAAAGGCGATCGAGGTGATGGTGTTCCTAACATGTTATCTAAAGATGATGTGTTTGTAACCGGTGAAAGACAAAAACCAATGCGTACTAAATACCTAGACACCTTAAAAGGTAATGTTGACGAGATAGAAAATATATTTGAGAACGATGATCTTAAGCGAGGCTGGTTACGCAATAGAATGTTAATTGATCTCAAATTTATTCCAGAAGATATTCAAAAGAAAGTTCTCGATCAATATAATATACCTGCTAAAGGCAGGGGGAAGCTGTTTAACTACTTTGTTAAACATAAACTTAAACATTTAATGAAAGATATAAGCGAGTTTTAAAATGAGTGGAAATACAGTAGGTATGGCGGAAGCCTTAACAACAGCCCGCAAGACTAAGAACTTTACTCAAAAAATAGAAGCACTACAAGCCCTATCTGAGGAAACGAAAGCACAATTACACAGCGTGTTTCAATTGACATATAATTCACATATTTCGTGGTTGTTGCCTCCTGGTACACCTCCATATAGACCTTTAGATCCGGATCTGGATCAGGAAGGTAGATTGATAGCTGAATTAAAAAACTTCTCATACTTTATTGCCAATGATGGCAAGCCTGTGCAACCAGATGCAAAGCAAATGAGACGAGAGCAACTGTTCGTTCGAATCCTCGAGTCAATTGAACCTGAAGATGCTGAACTTGTAATTCAAATGAAGGAAAGAGAGATACGGGGAGTAAGTAAGAACGTTGTACAAAAAGCGTTCCCAGAACTTGGTATAATCTGAACACGGAGGAACAAACTTGTGGCTAAGCAAGACTCTAACAAAACACCTTTTATTAATTACAGTGAGGACGAATTTAAATACAAGCGGACAAAAACAAACCAAAGAAAAAACAAGCGAAAAATAAAACAGGCGCTTCGAACCCATGATTGGGAAAATATGTCAGAATATGATGAGGACCGCAGTCGGAAGAAATAATTATGCCAACATATGATTTTAGAGATAAGAAGACTCAAGAAGTGATTGAAAAACAGATGAAAATTGCCGAGAGGGATCAGTTCCTCAAAGACAATCCTCATTTAGAGTCAATAATAAGTACACCTATGATTGTGTCTGGTGTCGATGGCTTACGTAAGCCAGACGATAGCTTTAGAGATATACTTAGGAATATTGATAAAAAACATCCAAGCAAAAAAAATACTATGAATCAAAACGTGGACTTCTAATTAATGTTTAAACATCTAGAGTTAAATCATGATCCAGATCTCAAAACTAAAAATCAAGACGGCAAAAGATATTATGTGACCCCGGAAGGAGAGTTATATCCTTCCGTGACGACCATTACATCATTGCTAAGCAAGGATGCGATATCAAAATGGAGAAAGCGGGTCGGTGCAAAAGAAGCAAATAAAATTTCTGGCCAAGCATCGCGTCGAGGTACTAAGGTCCATAAGCTCTGTGAAGACTATGTTAACAATAATGATATCGATTTTAATAAGGTAGAACCGGTCAATCATTTTATGTTCAAGCAAATACGTCCCGAACTTGACAAACATTTGGAGGGGATCTATGGTGTTGAGTTAGCCTTATATAGCAACTATCTTAAGGTCGGTGGACGAGTAGATCTCGTCGGTATATGGGACGGGAAGCCGTCTATAATCGATTTTAAGACGTCCAGTAAGGCTAAGCGGCATGACTGGGTCCATGGGTATTTTATGCAAGAAGCGGCGTATGCCGTTATGTTTGAAGAGAGATATCAAATACCAATCAATAGGCTAGTGACACTTATAGCCGTAGAACAGGACGAGTTTCAAATATTTGTTGAGGATAGAGACGACTGGATTCATCAATTTATCGAACTACGCCAAACCTGGACGCCATCCTCTTGACTTAGTAGACAGCAGCTTAGCTGTCTTATCACCAACATCACCATCGTGATTATAGTAGAGCATGTTTGTTCTAGGCTTCCATTGATACCCATCTTCAAGAATAAAATAATAAACATACTGTAAAAGATCAGATCGAGAATCAACTTCGAACAACATGCTTCTATCGAACACTAAATCTTGCCACCAACTGTCATAAGCCTCTTTATGAGTGAAATATAATGAGGCATGCTTTTTTTGATATACAGCATTCAAGCCAACCTTCCGGATATCGATTGACCACCACAATAATTTATACCCCTGTTGCTTACACCACTCAAGTTGTAGAGGCAAAAAGATCATGCCAAACGTAGTAGGTCTTTGTGTCTTCAATGTATGGAGTCTAACAACGCGTGCAACTGTATCAGGATCGCCTGTATAGTGACTAGCTTCTACAGCACTAAGAGAAACTAGTTTACCATCAACAAATATAAGCCATACCCGACCTTTAAAATTATCTGGGTCAAATTTATCTTCAGCGAGAGATTGATTTCCTTCCTTGAATGTCTGCTCTCTAAACTCTTCTACCTGGTCTCTGAGATCAGACGTGTATATTTTAATTTCATAATCAGGAAGAGCCACAATCTTTCCTCAGTGCTATAGATTGAAAATCCTCCTGTGTAGTAAACGTAGCTACAAGAGCAATTCGATCTTCACCACCATTATGATATACTGCGTGACGGTAACCAATGTTTATAAAGTAAGCACTGCCATTGGCTTCTAAATGATACTCTTGGCGTTCCTTGCCTTTCCAAAACACATTAGTTACATCGTCTGTTCCTTGCACAGGAACAATAACACGACATCCATATGAAGGATCATAATCAATATGTGGCACAATTTGCTTGCCCGCACCAAGATGATGTAATCTGACTCTACAGGCCTCGCCTATAAATTGACTCTCAATAGCTTGTTCGAAACAACTTCCTTTATAATCATCTGTTTTATAATTCCACCTACCTTCGTCAAATGCAGGATGGCTTCTCTTGTTATGTTTTGTTTTATAGTCTTGTTTATATTGATCAACCGTAGTTGTATCAATAGATGGGTCTAGCGTAGTCAACGATACCTCGAAGAATTGGTTCAGATCTAGCTGCTTAAGAAACTCTTGATTGTGTGCCCCTGTAATACCGTCATTCTCTTCCCACAGATTCCTCATTTTGTATTTAAGAGCATTATATCCTTCTTTCAACTTATCGATATCAAATTTAATACCTGGAAGTGGAACACAGACCGGTAGATCTCTTTTACGTAATATTGTCGAATTCGCCATACCTTATTTTCCTTATAATCCATCCACCAATATCATGCTTATTCCATTCATATCTTTCACCTTCATGATGGTGAGTCTTATGCCAACCTTCGCCAAAAGTTAAGAAACCTAATATTGTATTATTATGAGGTTCGCCATTGCGATGACAAATTGTGAAAATACATGAGCCGACTAACTTTGCAAGACCAGCTGGTGCTAACCAAGCATATACTAAAGCAAAAGGATCGATTGCGACTAACAGCAGAGCCCACAAAATAAGTATGTCCCAGTAGTACTCAAATTGCAATTTACAGGTACGATCTCTTAAGAGATGACCAGCATATTTCATTTTAGGTTTGGGCAATGATTGTAAAAAGTAACAATAAAAATACCCTTTGTGTGCAGGTGAATGTGGATCTTGAGCAGTGTCTGAATGCTTATGATGGTGTATGTGCTGAGCAACCCAGGCCGTGGCTGGGCCCACCATCATTATATGAGCAAAGAACAGCATCACATATTCCCAAAACCTATTACATTTAAAGCTCTGGTGCGACCAATAGCGATGGTATCCTACAGTGATACCGAAGCTCATAATTCCGGAATACATGAATGCACAAATAGCCCATTGCCAGCCTACAGCATATATGACCATAGGTATGACCATTAGTTGTGCTATTAGTTGACCTATTAATAATGATATTGGGGTGGGCTTAATCATAAATATATTTATCTAATTAATTTCAGTCATAACTTCTCCAGGCTGAACCTGATGCTTTAACATTATACGGATCATTTTTTTCACGATTAAAAATTTTATTGAAAGACAACCAAGCAGACTCAACAGCCCTCGATTGCTTTTTTGTAAGTGCACACTCTTCGCCTCTTAGTTCTTGAAACATGGCTGTCATGTCCATATACATATGAGTTATGTCCCCGCCTTCCCAAGAATCAAGATTCACTTGTAGCCTCGAAGTAGTCTTTAATATCGCTTCGGATTCTGTACGATCGTCTTTACTGATCATTCTTGCAATACCCCCTCTAGTAATGCCTTCCACTGCAAAGCTCTAACTTCCCAACTGTAAAACCCATTGGTATATCGTCTTTGCATTTCAAGGCGTTCTTTTATATGTGGCTGGTCGCACATTTTAACTGCGCTTAAAAGTTGATCAGCAAACATATTGCAATGTTGCTGATGGTTCTCAGACATTGGATATAACAATGTCCAATTAGCAGCAGTCTCAGGTAAAGCGGCATACGAACTATGCACACATAACATGCCTGCTGACATCGCTTCTATCAAAGCCAGACACGATGTTTCTTGCCATATTGAAGGGTACGCAAAGATATGCATCTTCTCCAATTCTTTTTTCATAAGATCGTTCGACAATGTAGAATGGTATGTGATATTCGAATGCTCTCTACATTCATCAAACAACTCTTTATATTGCTCGTTCCTTGACTCCCATCCATAGATGGCAAAATCTGAATACACATGAAGGTGAACTTCCTTCTTTATATCCAATTTAGGAAAGACATTATCATGCAAATGTTTAAACACTGGAACAAGAAGTTCTAAACCTCTATGAGGCGTTGTATGATAGCATAGGTTGATTACATCATCTGGCTTAGTATGGTCTGGTATAGGCTCAATAGCATTTTGTAATACAAGGCTTTTGCTATAAGGCACATTGAGATAGTTAATAAATTGTTGAAGCTGCCAATGACTAACAAATACTAGTTTTTTAAATTTTAAATCTTCTGCTGAAACGTTTTTCAAATGTTCAGTTTCTGGGTCACCAGCAAGATCATGGTTCCATAGGATTGGGATACGGTCCGGATCGATCTCTCTTACTCTTGACGGTATAATTTGAAATTGTTTAAGAAGTTCACTGGGCAATCTTTCGAACAGCTCATACTTCATTAGCTCAGTGCCACCCATAGCATTTCTGTCTAACTCGTTAACTTCCGGCTTAGGGTCTGATTTAGAATCTTCTATAATTAGAGATACTGCTGACATAATATAACTCCATCCTACATTTGTTTAATTGTAATTGCTTCGTGTATCTTCGATCATATTGGCGCTGGCTCTATCTCAGTATAATCTAATAACGCCTCAAACCCACCAATCAAAAAATCATCATGATCAAATATTTGAGGATATGTAAACACATAGCTATCTAGCCGGCCAGATAGATCAAGAGAAGACTGTTCATTTTGCTCAACAATCTTATACTTTATACCAAGACGATCCATTTCAGCTTTAGCCATGTTACAATAATTACAAGCCTCTTTAGTATATATAGTGAACATTTAATACTCCTTTTCAAACTTCTTGTGATGGTAATAATTGTACAAACTCACCTAGCTCTTTTGGAAAAAGCGTATGAAGATTCATCTCAACACACTCAACAAACGTAGAGAAGTATTTTATATTCCATTCTTCTTTACAGGAGTGTCTGCTTATTTCCCAGTGCGTTAGATTACTGTCCATTTCCATACATGATGGAGTTTTATGTGGTAGTAGTTTACCAAGAACAATCCTCCCTAATGTTAAATCGTTTAAATTGGTTGGTATTTTCGTTTGTATGTCCTGCGGCAACGTTTTAACCCACTTACTAAAACCTTGAGCAAGCTGCGCAGTGATCATATCAAAGCCAAAATGTAACCAGGTCTCAGCAGCATATCCTTTTTGAGGACGGACTCTATCTTTCTCAATAGCGCTAATATCATTTTCTATCATTGCTGCTATGTAATCTTTACCCAATGTGTTATAACCTAGGTACAACTCACCCCATTTAAACTGTGTCGTTAATAATATTTTATCTTCCTCGAGAAGTTTGTTTTTAAGTCCTCGAGGATGTATGTCTATTACTGCACCCATTGTCAAACTTGTATTTAGATGTTCTGATATAAGAACGGCTTCACATTGATGAATAAGCCTGTTTAAATCAAACCAATATTCATCAGTGCTTTCGTTTTCAGGTCGGTATTCAACTGTCTCTCGGATTTCACCCCAATCTTCAAACTTATCATGTAGTTCATTTAGCTTTTCTTCATCAAATTGATCGTATATTGGTAACGTCCATGCCGGCCCAAAATGGTCATTAATCCGGCTGACACAATCTTGTAACAACTTAGTAAGTACTGGACGATCCTTTTTCGAAGAATTTTGATAAGACGAAAACACTTTAGCATCAGGCCCTTTAAAATTTTGTTTTACTAACTCGACCCACTTGTGTTTGAACGTAGTGTCATAGAGATAATAAAACACAGAATGTTTCTTGCCATCATTATCAACCATCACATATTCTAAAACATTATCATGTTCTTGTTCACTTGTCATATTAATGCTGCCAGCTCCGGAAACGTTTTCCTAAAATCAGTTCCTCTAATATTATCTATCTTATTAATATAGAGTTTAAATTCACCAAAATGTTTAGACATGTCTTCAGCCATCATAAAATCTTTTGCGTTATAAATTCTATCTAAGTTATGCCATTTTATATCATAACCTTTATACCATTGATCAAACTTATCTACGATGACCTTCTTTATACGTTCAGGCAATACTTTACAATTGAGATATATGGGGCCGTGCACGAACCCAACAAAAGGTAGCCCATTAAATAACTTACCACGAGACACCTTCTTGAACTTCTGATTTTCTATCCACTCAATATACTCTGGCATATAGAACATGTTGATTGCATTAATGGTGCAATTAATACGAGGACCAATATTGTCCGGAGCGCTGTCTACCATATGCAACGTGTCAAGTATATCGTTCCAATGATCTGGATACCTTATATAACTATTCTTCTCTTCATAACAATCAATAGACATACACAAATCGATATACTCAAACTCATTCCATAATTCGAATATTCTATTACTTGGAATGATTGTTGCGTTGGTGTGATATCTTATTTTGATATGGTCAGCATGACCAAGCTCTACTATTTTTTCTAATAGTTGTATGTGCTGTTTGAGATACATGGGTTCTCCACCAGCAAGAATTAAATGTTTAATGTTTGGTAGCAGAGGTAAAAACTCATTGTTCCAAAAGTCCTCACTTTCAACCCAATTAAATTTACTTGTATCCCAATTTTCAAGTTGGCCTAATTGTTTAGCTAGTCCCACCCACTTGCTACTGTCTTTTGGACCACACATTATACATTGTAAGTTGCATGTATTGCCCAATCTAAAATCAAATGATATAGGGTTTGGTTCTAGGTATCCATCGTCCCGTGTCAACTCCATCAGCTCATCAACACGTTGTGTACCTAGATGGCCTTCGTTATTACTTTCATTTTCTTCCCACAAATAGTTCTGTATTATTCTATGAGATAACACACCCCCAGCTTCTTCATCGTAACACTTCTGACAGGTCGATACCTTTTCACCACGAAGCATTTTTAATCTTGCTTCTCTGTAATGTTTGTTGTTCCATATTTCTTCAATAGTATTCTTGTTAAGGTTACCAGCAGGATCTCTAGCAACACAGCATAGCAGAGCTTCACCGGTAGTATATGTTGCCATATGGACCCAGGGCTTAATACAAAATGTTTTACTCCTGTCCATGTAACATCTTATAAAGTGCTGGAACAGAATCCTTGAATGATTGCTTTCTTTTTGTGTCCCATATTTCAGTCAGGTTCCAAAAGTCTTCCATGCCCTGGCGCCAGTTCTCGTTCCTATTGCCTTCTAACATTGTTAAGTATGCCTCCACATTGTTCCTGGTAATACTTGAGTTTTCATAGAGCCACGTATCTCGAGCTCGCCATAATGCAATAAATGCTGCTGTCCTCGTGTCTTCATCTAGGTTCATTGGATCTAAACAGAATGGCGTTTCGCAATAAAGAAAATCAACGTCGATAATTTTATCACACATGACACTTACCTCTTCGGCTAAGTCTAGTATGTCAGTTATGTTCAGTATATTATAGATCATTATGACCGGTGAGATATCAACGTGCACATTTGGTAGCTTGGCTATTTTAATAAAGTTATTACGAATTGATTTCCAAGTTGAGGGAGGTCTTATATAATCATTTACCGAGCCGGTACCATCTATACTAGCGTTAATTTGAACGTGTTTAAATTGAGACAATAACTTTATAAATCTTGGTTGTACATTAGTACAATTAGTGTTGAACATGATATCAATTCTGTCTTGATATCCAGCTTTAATTATTTCCTGCATAAAGCCATAATTGTTTTCCACTAATGTTGGTTCGCCCCCAGTAAAGTAAACCTTCTTCAGGCCTGGTATATAACTGCCTAACTGCTCCCATAACTTATCGGTCTCTACCCAATCATTCTTTAGTGACGGTACGTTTATATTGGAGCCGGGTATGCTTTCTCTTTTCCATATATCAGCATACACAATATTTGTTTTCAGCTCATGATGTTCTTTCTCTATCTGATTACTGTTCCATAAATTACACATTCTACATTTAAGATTGCAAATGTTTCCTAATCTCAAATCAAGATAGTCTGGATTAACATCGACTGTGTAATCATTCTTTAAAGAATACTCCACACGTCTTTCTATTTCTTCTTTACCCAGCCGCTGCTCCCACTCTCTATTATGTCTATGTCGAAAGCTCTCTTTGCCTACCGTCTCTTGATTCCAGCAGCTCTTACATATGTCTAATCTCTCACCATCGAGCATTGCCTTTCGCACGTCACGCAAGCTCTTTGCGTTCCAGGCTTCCTCTGGCATATCTCCTTGCCCAGCACGCAATACCTTACCGTCTTCACCAGTAATATTATGCATATCAGTGATACAACAAAACTGATATGTTCCAGGATTGTTAACTAAGAGGTTCGTCCATGGATGCACACAAAAAGAATGTTCTCTTTTTTTAAGGTTTTCTGTCATGATGCTCTCTGTACGACTCAAGGAACTGCCTCTCCTGTTCTTCAGTGGGTACTATTGATGTTAACAGATTATATCTTTGTTCGTTCCCCCCATTAAAAGCTGAGTGCTCGAACACTGTTTGAACCAGATACGGATAACTTTCTGGTAGGTGATATACACGATCTGTAATTACAATTCTTGACTCTTTGTTTGTAATGATAGGGATGTGTATCCTAGCTGTTATGTCTCTATGCCAGGTTAAACATTCGCAAGGATTAAGACGAATGATTCTCATTCTCCCAATATCAAACTTTTCAAATGTATTACTTTGGCCAAACTCCTTTAACTTTTTCCAAACGTCATGGAAGTATGTGTCTTCGAAGTCTGGAATTAAGTCTGTAAAGTCAGATTCTCGTAGTGGGTCTTTTAAAATTGTTCGGACGAGCTCTTTGCCTTGCAAGGCAAACCGATAAAGGAATGAGCCAGACCCTTGATACGACTGTCCGTCCGGATGAGAGTTGCGCCTGGGGGCATGGGTCAAACATAGCTGACCTGTTCTATTGATATCGGCCCTAGAAAGGATGCGAGCTAAATCCTCGCGCATCCTTTTGCCGTCGAATTCGAGAGGAAGGCTTCTGACTAGATCGTCATTTATTATATGTCGGACCTGGCTATCATTTGGCATCTTCGTCTCTGAGGATCTTTATCCTATTAAGATCTGGGTGGCCACTAAAGATCTCTCTCTGCACGTCATTGAGGGATCCCTTTACTTCACGCTTTAATACTACTTGCTTTATGAATAAGATAGGGCAGATGGCATGCACTATTGTGACAAATCCAGCCCAAAAATATAAAATTGCGCGCTTACTATTAAGCCAAAAATGAGACATGTATGTTCCCCCGTGGCCACAGAGGTTCTGCTCACAGTGTTCTATGAACACCTTATGCCAAGTTGTAAAAATGTACTTTTGCAAATTATTGCGCAGCGTCTTCATCACTGTCACTAGGATCTCGATCTCCAGTTAACGTTGCTAAAAGAGTTACCAAGAGCGGGTCTTTCTCTTTGCGGAGCCATGTCGTAATGTAATTGCGCTCCATCTCATCAAAATCCATATCGCCCACGTGGAATCGAATAGTAGTGTCCACTAGTGCAGCTAGTTTCAATACTTTGGTGTCTACATTATTCATATTGGTATCCGGATTGTCATTCTTAACCACTTCTAAATCAGCCATTATGTTCCTCACAAACGTATTTATAAAAAGGAATTGGGGCTGCTA